CTGGACTCCACATAAACATTGTCCATGGGCGAGCCGTCTGCGTCGTAACCTGTTTCTTGTTTGTAAAGGTAGTTGTTGGTGTCAGTCCCGGTAGCCCGCGGATAATCTTCTATCCCCTCGTCAAGCCACGCATGCCGTACCAGCTGGCCGATTGACCAGGAATTGTCAACATAATTGTAAATGACATATCTGTCTATCTCAGTTGAACTGCTTGATGGATAAAACCAACCCACCTCATCAAAGGCTTTGTTTAAAAAACCGAATACTTTATAGGCCTGGGTAAGATTGATGTCGTTAAATACATAATAATGCACCGAAGAAGAGACCGGATCAACTGATCCACCATAAGAATAGAATCCTTTGAGATCCATCCAGAATACTCCTTTAGGCGTATTGACCGCAGCATTGGGGCCAATGAGTCCTACCCCTTCGTTGATAAGGTTGTTTGCAAAAGTATAGGGCGGTCCCACAAATGCCATGGAATAAAGCGCTGTGTCTGTCCACACCAGGGTTTCTTGGCGGGCTCTCAATGCACCAACAATCAAGGAACCTGACGACAGCCTGAAAGATCCTGCTGTATTGGTGAGCTTGGGCTCCCATTCAGGTGCGTTTTCCTGGTCGCACCAACAGATAAACATGGGATCAACCGAACCAGTCCTTGCAGTTCCTCCAGCATTCAAGGGATCTGCGCCAAAACAAATGATATGGCGGTCAATATCGCTGACCAGAATCTGAAACGCCTTGGTTGGCGGAAGATTAGCGCCACTCAAATCGGAAAATGAAACAGCCCTGGTGCTTAAACCATTGGTGTTGTCCCAATAATAAATACCCCCTGCGCGTGGATTCATTACCTCGTCTTCGCCAAAATTATCGTGGGTCCATGTACGCAACTGATTGGTGTCTGAAATTGTGGCAACAGTCCCCCAACCACCATCCCCCCACGCATTGGCTCCCCATCCGGAAGAAGGAACATATACATCCAGACCCACATTGATCTGATAAGCACCAACTACACTGGAACCACCATTGCCGCTATCACTGCTGTTTGCAGTCACTGTATCTCCATCTGTATCCTTGGCTTCAACAGTATAACTATTGGTATCGACAATGGTAGCTATCTGATACTCTTGGTTTAATACAGTAGCTGTAATTAATCCACCTAAAGTGGCAGCACCGCTATAAGTAACAAAATCATTTTGAACTGCACCGTGCGAAGCGTCGGTAACAGTAAGGGTTGCATCACCATCGGTAGCAGAAAAAGTAACATCGCCCGCAGATGTGGTTGATCGGATTGGGGTCACGTCATTAAAAGAGTTTCCGGATTCTATGTAATATTTGTAAGTTGTTCCCAGTCCTAAAAGTTTGGTGGCGGCCAAATTAACCCAGCCGTGAAGCGCCCTGCCCGTGCCAAGGTAGGTGTTTGTAGTGGTTTTTTCCCAACCGCCTATCTTTTCCGGCAAGCCTTTGCGAAAGCGTATCAGGTTGGCATCGTACCAACCGCCTTCGTTGCTGTAATCGGTGCCTTCCCGGTTAATCCCTGGTCTGAGAATGTATTTTGCTAATGGCATTTATTTAGTGTCCTCTTCCTCTTCATCCATTTCCCTATAATAACCTACAATATGCAGTATCTGCTCCAAATACCGGGTAATTTCGCCCATAGTCATGGAAAGATTTTCATATCCCTGTGAAGTCAACCCATAGTACGCGACCCTTGGTTCTTCGCCCGCTTCCAAGCTCTCAAGATACTGCTGCATTATATCAGGAGAGAGTATCCGCCATTCCATAGACGCTGACTCAATTGATTCTGGCAGTGGTGGATGGTAAATGGGAGCTGTTCTGGCAATGGTTATCACTTCCACGGGTTTTGTTTCAGGGACCATGGCTTTTGCCCTTCTGTCTCCAAAAAGAGAAAGGGAAGTGCAACCGTTAATTGACAGTAGCAGTAGCAGTATCAGTAGGTTCTTCATCAAATTGGTCTGGGATCGTTATTACAGTCAAGTTTTCCAACACCCTAACCGTGGCTTTATTGATCTTGCCCTCCAACAATGCAGGCTTGGCTAGTGCCATTCCCTCTAAATTATGCTTGGCGAATTTATTTCTCAAATTTGTTACCTGGGCCTGTGACTCACTATAGCGTGTATTCAAGCTCTGGATTTGTTGCTGGGTTTTCTTGGCAGTTTCCAGGGCTTTGACGATCTGATCATTCTGCGTTTGAATGGTATTTTCCAGAACCTGTTGATTGTTGATTGCAGTTTGCAGTTGAATTTCCAGGTTCTCTATCTTGGCCACCATTAACATCCGATAACCAGCAAAAGCTGAAGCCACCAATAACAGCATTAGGCCCAAAAAAATAGCGAGCTTCATTTAATCCCGCGTCTTCTTTGCCTTCGTTTTTGTGCCGGTTTTAAATTGCTTTTCTTGACACTAACAGTAGTGTAGGCCTCGTTGATGTCTGGAGTGGATTTGTCGTCACCGATGTATTTGCCGTCTTCATCTCTGGCACGAACTGTTTTTTCTTCAATGCCCAGAAAGGTCGCCTTGAACCATTTGCTTAAACCTATAGCCATACTAGTCTCCTTAAATATTAATAATATTTGGTTACTTTTCTACGATTGCCCATTATTTTTCCACAGCCAACAGCAATTTTCTTTTTATATGATTTTTGTTTCTTTTTCTTTTTCTTCGTTGCCATTTATTCTTTTTCTCCTTTAAAACTTTTAGAAGAACCACTTGTTCCAGCATAGAGTCCAAACCAAGCTGCACCTGAGCCAACAACAATGGAGATTAACCCTGATTGTTCAAAAGAAGGATCAGGCAAATCCATAAACCACATAACCGTATAGTAGAGCAGAAACATATAAATACTTAGAAATGCTCTGGGAAATATCCGCCAACTGTCAACAGCCTGTGCTACAAAGATAATCTTTTGATAAGGGTTGGCTTTGGTTACATCTTCTAAATCCCTGATCTTGTCCTTGAGCGCACCTATCTCCTGTACCATGGCCATAAACTTACTGAGGTCCATCTCAACTTCGTTTCTGTCCATGTCGCCGCCGAATCTTCCGCTTGGATGGTGTTCATCGTTCATAATCGCCTCACTGTGCTAATGGGTTATCGCTTTTATTTTTAAGGGCCTGAACATCTGCATATATCGCATTGACACTCGCTTTGATGCCGGCAATATTTGCATTTGCTGCTGAAATATTTTCCTGTAAAGGATCAATGTCTGGAATATCAAGACCTTCCAAACCAGCTTCCAACTTGCCTACACTTATCTGGACTTCAGAAATGCTTTCCTGTGCTTCCCTTATCCATAACAATAGACTTTCATCTATTGTTTTATTGATAAACTCTACCGAAGTTTCTATGCCGGAAAATCGTTCCTCAATAACTTGTTGTGCATCTTCCGTTCCCTGTATTCGGCCTACCTTTTTTTCGAGGTTTTCTATTCTATTGACATAGGTAGCACCTGTGTAGCCAAACCCTGCCAATGTTCCAACAATGGAAACCAAGGCTATTATTTGTCCAATTTTTCCTTTAACCCAATCCATTCCAACTTCCTACAGTTTTGGTTGCATATTAATTAAACTGTTCATGCCATTTAAACTATCGGCATACATACCATAAAATGCCTGCACATTATCCGATATTAATACATTACCATAAATAGTCTTAGGCTCATACCAAGAGGCAGCCTGTGGCAATTGCATTTGGCTGTAGGCATTGAACCCAGGAACATAGCCCATATAAGCGATGAGCGTAGTGGAATCGGCATATTTCCCAGTCTGTTGCTGTTCTGTTTCCTGTTCTTCCTGCTGTTCTTTTATGTTTTGGGCAATGATTTTATCTGCAATCTGATCGGCTTCACTGGCTGTCATTACTCCTGAAAGGGCTGTATCAATCTCACCTTGCATATTTTGTACCTGCACTTCTGCCATGACCACCTGTGGCGAACCAGCAAATGTCTGCATGGGCACAATACTGACCGATACAGACGCTGTGCCAGAAGACCCGGATGCTGTATCCGAGCTGCCTGCATCGGCTACAGTTACTTCTGTTTCTCCAGAAGCAACCTCAATTTCCACCGAAGCTCCAGTTTCTACAGTGGACACAGAGCCAGAATCAAATGAAGCCATGTCAGTTGACATTGAACTTTCTGTAGAAGCCATTGAACTCATGTCCAAAAGTGTCTGTGTCTGTGCTGTAGCAGACGTAAATTGTGCCGAAATACTGGGCGAATTGGTTGTACTCATACCACCTCCAGATGCTGAACTGGCTACCGCAGTAGCAGTTGTGCTCGTAACACCACCAGAAGCTACAGAATTACCTGTAGTCTGCATGGATGTACCCGATGTAGTCCCACTAATGCTGTTGGTTGCGACTTGTATGGTACTGGCTACCACATTCAGTTGCATTTCCCTTTTGTCGCCTTTCTCATCTTCTCTGGCAACTACTGCAAATTCTTCTTCAACCGCTTCTTCCCTTTCCTCGACAAGTAACTCTTCTTCTTCTATGCTTTCTTCTTCCATTTCTTCTTCAAGCCATTCATCCAGTTCTTCTATGGTTTCAAACTCAAGGAATTCTGGCTCTTCTTCTTCATAAAACACTTCCACAAGCTGTTCATGCTCGAAACTTTGCATGAGAACATCATCAACAAAAAGCGTTTGATACTCGAAAGCAACAGCTACAGGCTCTTCATAAACCAGATATTCTTCTTCGTAGTAAACTTCCTCGTAATAGTCGTCTTCATAAATTTCCACAAACGCATCGTATTCATCCATCTGCAAATCAAGTTCATCCCATGACTCCAAGGCAGAATCTTCCCAAACAATTAAACCCTCAACATCAAACGAAACTTCTGTGCCATACCA